GTGAAGGTCAGAAAACTTGTATGACGCATTTCCTAATGTAACCGTTCCGTTAGCCATTGCTGAGTTTTTACGCGGCAGTAAACCGTTATCTTCAAACCGTACTCCAGAGCGATTACCGCCACTATCAATAACAATCTGAGTCCCAGATAAGCTACCAATACTACCGACTGTTGAGTTAGCAACCCTAAACTGAACTAACTCACCAACATTGCTTCTATTGACATACAGCGCCGTCATAGCAGTGCTTGAAAGTTGCATAACGCCTTCATTGCCACTACCGTAAATAACAGTCCCTTCTGTAGCTATGTTGGTTGTCGTGGTACCAACCAGAAGATTACCAGAGCTATCTACACGCATGCGTTCTGTGTTAGCTGTAGAGAAACGCATGTACTTAGAAGCGTCTTCTTGCAACAAGTGCATATTGCCGTCTGTCTGAATGACACCTTCAGCACTTCCGCCTACATTACGCAAAAGAAGGGTTCGGCTTGTGTTTGCTGTACCGTCAAGTCTTAGAGTTGTGCCATCGCCGTTTATGTCTAACTTAGAGGCTGGACTGCTAGTGCCGATTCCAACGAGGCCTGCGTCCGTTATTCTTAGTTTTTCCCTATAACCTGAAGCAGAGTTAGAGTATCCTTGAATTACAAAATCAGCTTCACTTGTAGTTGTGCTAGGGCGCACAAAACCAATAAATCCTTCGGTGTTTCCTGAGTGGCTAAACCCAATCCCTGCATAATTGTTTTGGGCTGATGCTACATCTATTCTTATTTGATGTGCACTATTAAAGCTTGTGGCAGAATATGCACTGTTTGCCGTCCCAGAATCTACTGTCAGCTTACTATTAGAGGCTGGCGAGCTAGTACCGATTCCGACCCGTCCCGCTGAGTCGATACGCATGCGTTCTGAGGCGTTAGTAATGAAATACATATCATTGGTAGCAACGCCAATCATGTTGCCATTATTGGTACTATTGCTATCTTCAATAATAATGTTTGCTTCTGCGTCTGAACTTTCAAACTTAGCAGTGTAGTTATACCCTCCACCAGTAACTAAAAGTCCTACGTTATTTCCGCTTTGAAGAATTTCAAGGTTAGCACTAGGCGAGCTAGTCCCGATACCTACCCGTCCCGCAGCGTCGATACGAACCTTGTTTGTCGCACCTACATTAAAGCTAGTGCCATCACCGTTAGCATCGTTAAAAATAAAGCCTGTACCTGCAACATAAGAGATTGCACCGCCGATAGCATTATCTGTACGGTTTAAAGTTAATGTGTTGCCAGACCTAATTACAGAAGCACCATCAACAGTCAAACCGTCGCTGACCACAGTACCCGTAACGTCGATGCCTGTGGAGGTTGTGGCTAGTTTCTCACTACCCGCAAACCCAAGGCCGACCTTCCCAGTATCTAATACCGAAATAAGTGTGCTACTGTCTGCCACGTTACGCACATAAAAATCGTCAGCGAGAATCTTAATGTCCCCAGATCCAACATCCTTGATGATCCCGCTCGTTCCATCGCTATAAATTTGTAGCTCTGGTCCAGCACCAAAGACTGCTTTATCATTGTCACCAAAATTAATATCAGCAGAGGTAGTCATACCGTCTGTGGTGATAACACCTGTGACATCTATTCCTGTGGAGGTTGTGGCGAGTTTGGCTGAGTTGTTGTGGTAAAGAGTTACTGCGCCGTTGTTAGCAAAATGAGCTAACGTCTCTGTTCCACCACCATTTTTAATAAATGTTTCGCTATTCGACCTAATATCTAATGGCCCTGTCCCTCCTTCATAAATCACGCTTTGGCTACCATCATGGTAAATCTGTAGGTCAGAGCCAGCACCGAAGATAGCCTTGTCGTTGTCAGCAAACAGGATGTCATTGCCGTTAGACGCAAGATTACCACCTAGCTGTGGCGTAGTGTCTTCTACTACGTTCTGCAATGCAGAGTCGGCAGTTGTGCCTTGTGCGGCAGTAGCGTAGTCAGCAGAGTCAAATGCCTTAACCTGTGCAAGGTTAGTAACCTCTGAATCCATCAAGGCACCAGCGGCTGTTACATTGGCTGTGTCCGTTACGTCTGCTGAGGCTTCAATACCGTCAAGCTTAGTGTGGTCAGCATCGGTGAATACATTGGAGTCCGTAGCGGCTTCTACTGCGGCTCTAATCTCAGCATCTGTCTGATCTGCTGTAGCACTAGCTTCTATGCCGTCTAGCTTAGTGTGATCTGCATCTGTAAATACATTGGAGTCTGTTGCAGAATCTACAAGCGTTCTGATTTCTGCCGCCGTCTGGTCTGCTGTAGCGTTAGCCTCAATACCATCAAGCTTCGTATGGTCTGCGTCAGTAAAGACGTTAGAGTCAGTAGCAGAGTCAACCAGTGTGCGAATCTCTGCGGCTGTTTGGTCAGCAGTAGCCCCAGACTCAACACCGTCCAGCTTAGTACCGTCAGTCGCGACATCGCGCCCGTCAACAGTACCGCCTACAGTGATGTTACCTGTTACGTTTAATTCTGTGGGGTTTACGCCTACTTCGATTACAGCGCCTAGAGTATCTTCAGTGTACAGTCGCTTATTAGTTAAATCGAGGGCGGGCTCACCCTGCACTAAGTCAGTGGCGAGGGGCGCGCCTGAGCCGTTCTTTAGCTTAATTGTTGCCATGTTTATAACCTATGCGGGTGAGAGGAATGAGGAAAGGGGACCCTAAGGCCCCCTGTTAGTCTGCTACTTAAATAGCGCAGTGAAGTGCCACACCGGCCTCTGGACGGTAAGTCTTAACACCGTAAAGAGTATCAGCAGTCATCAAGTCTGCAAGGTACTCTTGCTTGTACTGAGTCTGTACGCGGACACCTACTTGCTCAGCAAAGACCATAGCATCTTTGTGCATGAGAAGAGCGGCTTTCTCGTCAGTGTTCTCAGTAGGCAGGTTAGTAGAAACAAAAATATCTACTCCGTACAAAGAACCGATCTTGCCATTCTCAACAGGCTTGCCAGTGACAAAATCAGTTGAGATGTAGTTACTGATTCCCAGCATTGCATTCTTAACCGCTGGCGGAATAACGAATACACGTTGAGACATAGGGACGTCGTTATCATCCAAAGTCTGAACAGCGTCACGGAAAGAAGCGTCGTTAAACGCAACAGCAGTGCCAGCAGAAGCCGCAGTTCCAGAAGCGCCGCACTGGAGTTGTGCAGTAAAGTTAGCCGCTTCAGCAATCAAAGCATCGTCTACTTTCTTAGCAAGCGCATAACCAGCGTCTTCAGTATAGAAAGAACGAAGGCTGTTAAGAGCCTGCACGTCAGTGATGTCTTCGATCAGACGGCTATACTCAAAGTGCTGGTCGATAGTTACAACTAGCTCTGTAGTAGTGCCGGTAATCAAAGTAACTTCAGTTTCAGCGCTTTTTGCAGAAGCAGAGCCACGATCTGGCTTAGGAATGTGAACGGTGTCGCCTTTTTTGCCTGTCATAGACATCGCACGGACAAGGGGTTTAACGACAAGAGCGTTCTCGTATGCCGCGATAATTTCATCCGACCAAATTTCAGGGATGAAAGTCGCCGCAGTAGTGTTAGTTACATGGTTAGTACCAAGTGCCATTTTACTGTTTCCTTAAAGGTTAATAGCCCTTACGGGCCAATAGAGTTTACTTAACGCGTCCTTCAGCGTAAGCCTGCATAATCTCGTTCTGCATGGCTTGGTAACGCTTTGGATCGCGGTTCATTAGGTCGATAATGTCACGACGACGATAGACCTTCTTTACAGCTTTCCCCTCTGGGTTTGCTCTAGCTGATCCTGTTGAGGCCTTCTTGAGCTGTCGCTTTTGCTCTAGCTTTTCGACTGCCTTAGTCTGCTTGACGACCTGCGCTCGCTCCTTCCAGAGAGAGAATAGCTCGTTAGCTTGCTCAAAATCATACTGCTGATCCGCCTTGGCGAACATTTCTGAGCGGATCTTACTGGCTCCTACCCACTGCTTGAATTGTTCGTCCCCTAGGATCTTATCCATGTCGGGATGGGCATTCTTCAGTGTGGAAAGTGCTTGCTGTTTAGACATCTCAGCGGCTACTTGCTGTGCGCTTTGTAGCGTTGGGTTTTGGGCGATGAGACGCTCTACAGTACCCTTGGGGTCAGTAAAGAAGTCCGAGTCGTCTACGTCGGGTTCTGGTGCGGATGTTGCGGTCGCTGACTGAGCCTGCATGGACTGCTGAACTAAAGAGTCTACGGCCTTGCGTAGTTCACCCACTTCGGATGACTGCTTACCCATTAACTGCTCTAGGTTCTGATGCATGCGCGCTAATTCAGCGGCACTCTTCCCTCTGTACTTCTCAGGAAGCTCCTCTTCGTTAGACTCTTCTCCTGCTGGAGATTCAGCTACTTCTTCCTCAGGAGCTACCTCAGGAGCGGCCTGTGAGGCCTCTGTAGTTTCTTCTTCAGCGAGCGAAGCAAACTCGGCGGAGTTATCTTCTTGTTCGGTTACGTCGGTGTCTATTATCTTAGCCATTAAGTATCTCCGGTCCTGTAAGGGTTCTCGGTGTTAGTGTTTACGAGGCAGTTGGCTTAACCGTTATCCCCGTTCCTAGCCGCACGTTCATGTCGCTTTGCCCACTTGTCGGAGGCCGAGGGAAAATCCCCTGACACACCTTCGAGCTTACAACGAACGGGACTAATGATTCGCTTGGCTTCACCTCCACACGTTCCGCACCGGAAAATGTCGTTGGAGTAGCCAAACGCCTCAGTTACGTCTGAACAGTCGGAACAGCGTACGTCATATAGCCGACGCATCGTCATCTTCTTCTTCCTGCTCTTCTGCCGCCTTCATCATGTTTTCGTAGCCTGCGATCGAGTGGAGGACGTTAAGTTGCCCTTTGGCAATCCAAAAGCCTTTCTCGTCGTCGATGCTTTCTACGCGAATGCTGGCGATGTTGTTTTGAATGTCTGATACAAAGTTTTGCCATCCCTCTGTGTTAAATAGTTCTCGGGCGGCGTCAAAAATTTTCTCTTGCTCGTTCATATTAAGATTCCTTTTTAGCTGGTGATTTACGAGTTACTGTGGGGTTGGCCTTTGTGGCTTCCTCTAGCGCCTCTATTCGGGCGTTCAGACTGGCAAGAATCTTATTGAGCTGAGTGAGCGTTTCATCAAGCTCTTTTACAGTTACATTACGCATGCGTTCTCCCTTTAGGGCGCTGTGGGTGGGAAGGAGGCCATATAGACCTCAATACCTATTATATCAAAAACTTCAGTGTACGGTCAAACTATTTTGAACTCTTAGAGCCTTTGCACTTCCAACGCTTGCGTGAAAGGCGTAAGGGGCTGTTAGGGTCCTTAGCGGCCTTGGGATGTTTTTTCATCTGACCAGCAGAGCGGGCGCAGTAGCTATCGCCCTTACTGGTTCCGGGCTTAACCTTAGCGCCTTTTTGACCGTAGCTTACTTTTCTACCAGAAGCAGTAGTTTTTACCTTTGCTTTGCCCTTAGCTGGGCCTGTAGGGCGGGGCATCGCTACCTCCTTTTTTTAGCGGTTTTAGCCGCGTTCTTAAAGTCTTGCTCTGTGGGGGCACCTTTAGCCCCCTTTTTTCTCATTGTCTTTCCTGCTTTGCGCTTGGCATTTATGTTGGCGTATAGGCCTTGCTTCGCTGGCATTATTTGTAACCTCCAGATCCGCAGTTACACTTCTTACCTTTACATCCGCATGACTTGTACATAATTTACTCCTTAGTCGGGCTCGTTGATTTTTTAATTTAAGAACCTTGCATGTTGTTTGAAGGACCTCTTTCTTGCATCATTTGCCGTAACTGAGCTTCTGGGTTTGTCGAGGATCTTTCCTTTACAGCGATGTCGCGCTCCTTCAGCAATAGCTCCGCAGTTTTAACACGCTTTTCGAAGTCAGAGTCTAGCTTTCCGTCGTTGTTTTGATCGCTGTACTTTAAAGTTAACTCAGTAGGAGCAAGCTGTGCTTCCGTATCGTATTTCTGAGCGCGTGATTGAGACTCTGCGGCTTGAGCGCCCAGTAACTGAACTTGTCCTTGTGCGATGGACTGCTCAATTTGCATCTTCATCTGTTGCATCTGTTGCTCTTGCGGATTGGGTTGATTACCGGCTTCGATAGCCGCTACGATCTGCTCTCTATTGCCGACGTTGAGATGGTCAATAATAGAGGTGACGACAGCGCCATGCGCAGGGGAGTCCGCAGGGATAACCTGTAGGATCTGAGAGAGTTGTGCCACTTCGTACTCACGAGCCATAGCGCCAAGCGAGCTGAAGGGCTGGAACGTGTAGTCCTTAACTGGATAGTTGTCAGGGTCAAACTGCATGTAGCGGAATGCCGACTTACGTACCAGCGGTATAAGGAAGTTTTCTTGGAAGTTGAGAAGGGTACGCTTTTGTCGCTTAACGATAGCGCCTTGGCTCATAGACATGCCAGCGGCTGTTACGTCGTTCTGTACCATTCCTTGCGTAGCCTCACCAGCACCTGTAGCTTGAGACACCATGTTCTGGAGCTGTTGACCTTGGGCAAAGCTGACCTGATTGAGCTGTCCAAAATTAAACGGCATAATGCTTTCTTGAGGAGCGCCGTTAGTCAAGAGGACTCGACCGGGCCTTATCTCCATTTTGTGTCCACGAGGGATTCGTGTAGCGTCCATAGCGATCATAGGATGCGTAGTGAGGGCCAGTGCGTCAATACGCGCACGTAGCTCTGTGTCCAAAGCCTTCTGACTCATGTAGCCTTTTTCGCACACACCACGGCCCCAGAAGGTCGAGGGGACTAGATCCCAAGAGAATGCGACGATAGGACGGTCTTGACACATATAAGGGTTAACAGTTGCCTTTAGCAAAGTCCCTTCGTTAGCAATAACGACTACAGCTTCTACGTACTCGCTGTCGCCATTCATATCTTCTTCGTCTACACCCTCGGCTAGTAAGTAATCGCGTGGTACAAGTCCATAATACTTAAGGAGACGAATACGGTCAGTAGGACGACTGGCTAGCATAGGATCGTTTTCGATCTCTACATCAGAAGCCGCATCGCTTACGTATACATCGTCCTTATATACACCCTGCTCTTGTAGCATTTCTACAGTGTGGCGAGAGACAAACTCGTCAATGGCTACGCCAAGAGCCTCGTCGACGCTAGACGCATTAGGGTCGATAAGGAAGTTACGGGGCTGGATGGGGTTTATTTTAATGAGGGGACGGTATGTCTCTTCTACACCTACTTGTGCCATAGAGCCGTCCATCATAGGACGTGTTGCTGGAGTATATACCTTTTTTTCTTCGATGACGATTTCGCCAATTCCCGTACCGTACACAGCGGCGTTAATTAGGCACTCGGCTACAGAAGAGCGGACCTTAGCCATCTCAAAATCATCGTGGAGCTTGTTGCGGAGGTACTCGATGTCTGAGGGGTCTTCGTCACCGTAGTTGTCGCGAATGTCAAAGATTTTGCCACGACCAAAAGTAGCCTCTTCAATCTCAGCTACGTTAGACTCTACAGCCTGCGCTAAGGCAGGAGCAATGAGTTTAGAGCGTTCTGAGTCGCGTACTTTGTCCTCAGCGGCCCACTTGTTGCGGTAGAGACGCATATACTCATCATGCCGCTCTGCATAGTTTGCCTCGTAGTAATCTCTCCATCCTTGTGTTTTGTTCACAACCCACGAGGCTAGTTCGCCTTCATAGGAGGTGCCATCAAACTCTCCGTTGAAAATGTCTTCGCTCATTAATAACCTGCCTCTGCGTCTAAGGGGTCCCAATCGTCTTGCATCTCATCGCCAGACAAATATGGGATAATAGCCATCTGGTCTACGTACGAGACTGCATCTAATAAATCGTCATGTACTAGCTGTGACGGAAACGCTGAGGCTTCGTCGATAAATGCCGGATTCCAGTCAGCTCGTCTAATACGTATTTTACCATGTTCAAACCTTCCCTGTAAAGCCCAGAGAATACGATCAGCCTTTTTTTGGTTGCCGTGGCTTAGAAGCTCCACACGGAATGTACGATGAGTACGGCGCATAATGTCCGATAGGGGACCCATAACGGCCTGCTGTGCAATTCCTTTTTCAATGCCCACGCTGACCGGCCTATACTCTGCAACAGCGTTAAAGATAGTCTCTGCTGTCTCATCTAGCGTCCACCTCCCGTATTTTATATCGTGGATGTACCAATCGCCCGAATCTGTAACGTAGACTACAGCAACCGCTGAGTTATCTCTTCTCTTTGTCTTAGACCCCCTGTCATTTTCGAAACCGGCGAGGTCACAAGCAATATAAAAATCACCAGCACTGTTAGGCTTTTTTTCATAGTATTGAAACTCGTTAGGGTCAAAATATTCGCTACCTTGCGCGTCAAAGGATGCCATGTATTCTTGCACAAACGCCCAGCGAGGTAGCGTAGCCTCGGCATGGTCAATCTCAGCAGGATCTATGTAAGGGTTGTCGCGTGAGCAGAATGTCCATGCATCCCAATCAGGCCATACGCCGCTTGAGGCACCGCAATAAAGGTCATAGAAGTGGTTCCTTCCCTCTGGCGTGCCAATGAATAACGCGCTCCCCTTCTTATCTGATAAGGCCGGTCTTAGGATGCTTTCCCAAACGTCCGGCTTCATAAAGGCCGCTTCATCTAGCACTAAATATTTCAGCGAAACCCCGCGAAGCGTATCTGGGCGGTCTGCGCCCTTTAGATAAATCGTATTGTTACCCGCTAAGGTTATAGTTAAGTTGTTGACGTTGCTGGCCTCAATAATATCTCCAGCCAAGTCAAAAAGCAGATCCCAAAGAATGTCTCTAGCCATCCCCTGCGTAGGCGCAACGTAGAACACTTTACCGTCTTTGCCGTTAAGTGCGTTAACGATAAGAGATACGGCAGAAAGGTACGATTTTCCCGTACGGCGACCAGCGGCTACTACCTTAAAGCGGCAGGGATCTTTAAATACGGTCTCTTGCCAAGCCGTCAGGGTTAAGTTAAGAGCCGCCATTAATGATAGAGCCAAAGAACAGGCGTAGTTTCGCGTGTGTCTACGTGTATAAACCCACGCGCTACTCCTACGCCATTAAAGCCTAGCCGGAGCGCCTGAGCGACTAAAATACGGCGCTGTGAGGCGTCTGCTACGGCAATGTCAGCGGCTATTCCTTGTGAGTGTGTGCCGCTTTTCTTCTTTTTTGCTTCCACTGGATGGGAAGGATCCCTGTAGCCTGAAGTGATGCGGAAGGGAAAGCCGCATGCGTCCCTCAGAGCGTCTAACCGTGTTAGGAACACAGGGTCCATTTGGTTGTTGCCGGTGTGTTGGCAATCAAACTCGTCTAAGGTGAAGTAGCGGTAATCACTCATCGTCAATCTCCCCGCTTTCACCGTTAATAATAATACCAGCGTCGGGCTGACCGAGGCCGGAGATGTTAATTTGGACAGCACTCTGAGACTTACCGTCAGCAGTAAAGCCTGCGACAGGCAAGAGGCGGTCAGACAATATTTTCATAGCCACGCTTTGGTTCTTGTGGTCGTCGTCTAACGCCGTCTCGAAGAGTTTCTCAATCAGCTTAGGTGAAGACGGGTTTAAAAGTAGACGGGCCCTAAAGTCTTTAAGCGCCTGCGCCTGCTCTCTCTTTGTCATGTCTTTGGTAGACGCTAACTCTGCCTTCCTTGGACGTCCTACTTTGTTAGGCATCTCAAACTCCTTACTCTATAGTCCCCTGCGGGATTTAACTTGGATGGTGTTGTCTTCTCAGAGGGAGTCGATAGATGATGTCCGTAGATGAGATCGCTTGAGTCACTCTGAAAAGGTGTGGAGGAGGAGGTCGCTTAAGCCTAATCCGTCTTGTCCTATATAGTACCTATAATACGGTTTTATTGTAGCATTTTTAAAGGGGTTTGTCAATCAAGTACCCATATAGCCAACTAGACGGCAGGTAAGCTCACACAAAGGTCACATTCTAGTCCATATATGCCTGTTCGTGAAGTTCCCATATAGTCACACAGTGGTCTGGTTGGGTCTCTATTTATGCTCTGTTGGCCTATATGGCTAAGTCTATGAATGTATTGCCCTTTCTGGCTACTCACAGGGTGCTTAAAATGTGCTAATAAGTGCCCAAAAGGGACCCAAAAGTTACTCTTTGCAAACGGAAGAGCCTACCACACTATACTCACCAGCCCAACAGGCCCCCGTGGGGGTGCTTTTCGGTCGCCAAACCGCATAGGTACGCGGGGTGTGGCCTTTTGGGGCCGATTGGCATGCTTTGTGCTTGTCCGTGGAGGTGCACCGTGGTGGTGCGCCCGTGGGGGAGCTAGAAAGGTGACAGGGGAGGGGCAGTGTGGGAGCCGCTGGGGCTTTTATAGGGGCCCTCTCTAGACCATGAGGCTAGACCATGAGGCTGTCGCCCTTCGGGTCACGCTGGGGCTTGCCCTCATGGGCAACCGCCGAGGGTAGGACATGACCATGCGGGGACACGCTGGGGCTCGACCCTTCGGGTCTCGCTGGGATAAGCGAGCGGCGAGCCGTGCGGTCAGCTACAACGCCATGCACAGACCGTGCCAACTTCATCGACAATGCCAACAAGTACCAGCATTGAGGCAGATCAGCCCCTAGCACGAACCATGCCAACCCCAACACGCTCGAGAAGGCCTCTAAAACGCCCTGTGAGCGACGTTAGCCTCACCCTATGCCGTAACACTCGGACAACTTTATTCGCGTTTTGTGTAATATTACCTTTACGGGGAGGGGAATGCATGATAGTTACGCGCGCGCCCGTTCTTTATATGGACAGCCTACTCAGCTCTAGAATGTAAATAGTCCACAAAGTGAAAATAAAATGAAAAAGTACTTGCGCCACAGACTGAGAGGAGTAAAGTACACCCATCGACGCAACGGATGTCGCCGGCTCTTCGGAGTGACTAGGCCCCAGCGAAGATTCCCCGCCACGGTTAGGGGATATGGTTCAGCGCGGTATAGCCGCAACGGTAATTCCAAACTAAGCGCCACGGGTTAGACTGGCGCAGGGTGATCCAGCCCGCCACGTGTACTGCAAGATCTATAGCCTGCCGCTACACGTTCTAGACCGCTGAGGTCTGTGGCTATACCACGGAGCGGAAAGGAACGGAGCGGCAGAGAGTGAGCGGAGCGGGGTTAGCAACACTAAGCACTGAGGGCAACACGTCGACAACGACAACACGAGGGCAGGCAATCCTCTGTCAGCGTCGACACTCACGGGAAGGGCAGACAATCCAACCCACAGAGAAAAGCCCTCAGCGCTTAATCTAGGGCCTTCTACGAGGGTCTTACATTAAGCAACCAAACCCAAAAGGGAAACACCATGAAAACAATCAGCCAATTAATTAAGTCAGCGATGGTTAACTACCACGGAATGCACAAGCAAAACGACATACGCATAGCGACAGAGTACGGCACAGCTGAGTATGACGAAGCGGGCGAGTGCAGAGAGTATTACCGCGAAGGCCTAGAAGAGGCCATCAATGACCTTAAGGCGCTGGGTATCGATCCAGAGATGTTAATATAAGGAGATCAATCGTAGCGTCTCATGGGGCGCTACAGTGGATAGCCTAATACATAGGGGTAACACTTATGCAATCTTATATGGAAACTAGAGTGATCTTACGCAACAACTATAGAGACACTAATTTTTGCACGGTGGTTAGTATCGCTTGCGCTTTCAATTGGAGCGCTGGTAAGGCGCACCGCCTACTGGCTAAGCATGGCAGACCGCATCGACGCGGTCCTAGCTGGGAAAACTACAGTAGGGCCCTAGAGGAGGCTTGCAAGAAAGCGGACCGGTCACTTAGCTACTTGCAGGACTTCAACGGCATGACCATCAACCGCTTCGCTAAGGAGCACCCGACAGGCACTTACATGATCGCGGTCAAAGGCCACGTTATTTGCCTCAAAGATGGTGAGTTTCAAGACTGGACGGCAGACACCGCCGGACGTCGCAAGATTGGATACCGCTCAGGTATGGGCGAAAAGACAGCGGCGGGTGTTGCCCGCATAGGAGATTGAGAGATGACAATCAGCGAGATGACTGATAAGACTATAGACATGGTGGCTTGCTTCTTTGAGGGGCAAGCGTTCTATATTTCAGAGTTTGACACCGAGGCTATGACCACTACAGTTAAGCTTGACGGTGTTTATCACAGGTTTCAATTCAACGATGACGGTAGCGTCACGTTCGGGAGAGTTTAAGATGTTCTACTTGAGAAAAGCAATCAGCATTAGGGCCTTTGACGTCTACCGAGACAGGGCCTTCATCGAGCGCCACGCCACAAAGCGAGACGCTCAGCGAGCACTTAACGTATACGCGGCACTGGCCGACGGATGCACACTAAACGTAGCGGAGGCGATAGCATGAACAACCAACAACAAGAGTTTTTAGATACATTTGAAGCAACGCTCAGAGCGCGCCTGCTGGCCTCTAACGCGGTGATTACGTCTACCCTAGGCGATGACCCAGCGGACATCCTAAGAGTCTACCAGCGGCATGAGAGAGCCTTAGACCTACGGGTTAGCGATATGGCCAAGCAGATCGGCAAGATGGAAGGCCTCGGGCCCGACACTGAGTCAGAATTACGTAAAGCCGCAGTGGACTTAATTAAGAGGATTTGAGATATGAAATACGAGCAACTAGTAGACAAGACGATCGATTGGATGCCTGTCTTCTTCGAGAACGAGCCGTTTTACTTCACGGACATCGACACGAGCACAGACACGGTTCGTTTCCTAGCGGATAGTTTCGAATACTTCGTTACATTCCACGACGACGGACACACGACATGGGGTAGATACGCATGACCATCAAAGAACGAAAGCAACTGAAGGCGCACGAGGTGCAAGATCTTCTCGTTATACTAATAGGCGGGGCCGGATTTGCGGCCTTCATGCTCCATTGGGGCTTGCCTTTCATCTTCAACGGAATTATTTATTTAGGGAACTAACCATGAATTTTACAGCACTTTACAGCGACTGCATGTCGCGCACTAACGAGGTAGCGGACGAGATCGAGAAGTTTGGCGGAGACGCTGGGCGGTTACTCCATGAGTCGGCCTACCGAATGGCAGTGGAGACCTACTTCGCGACAGCGTTCGAGATCGTGGACGCCATGCGCGGAGACGGTAACCTTTTCGACCACGCGGAACACGCCGCCTCAGACGAGCTATACGGCCTACAGAGCAACTTTAGCGACTGGGTTTACAGCGTCGCTTATCATGGCGTTTATCGTCTCATGTGCGAGCAGGCCGAGCGCTTAGGTCTAGACTTAGAGGAGGAATAAGACATGGGTATATGTGAGGAGTGCGGCGAGGTGGCATACGACGCCGCCGACATGTTTTACGACGACTTAGCGGAGGAGTATCTGTGCGACCATTGCGCCTATGAGAGGCACGGAGAGGCGCAGGACTGGGATTATCCACATTAGGAGGGTTTCGATAGCGCCTCGCGGGGTGCTTTGGTGACCAGCTTATTAGTAACAACACGGAAAAAACAACATGAATATATTTTACTTAGACCGTAACCCGATATTAGCCGCTGACGCGCAGTGTGACCGGCACGTTGTCAAGATGATCTTGGAGACGGCACAGCTACTCTCTACGGCACACCACGAGCTAGATGGTGAGTCACCGGCCTACAAGCCAACCCACAAGAACCACCCCAGCGCCGTGTGGGTGCGCGCATCGCTCGATCATTACCTTTGGGCCTTCGACCACATGATGGCGCTGGGCGATGAGTACTCACGACGTTATGGGAAGGTGCACAAGACAATTGCCGAGCAAGCCGAGGCCCTAGCACACCCGCCACGTAACATCGCTGACAGCGGCTTTCAGGAGCCCCCGCAGTGTATGCCCGATGAGTGCAAGCGCTCCGACGCTGTGGAAGCGTACCAAGTTTATTACGCCGCCAAGGCCGCCGAGTGGGCGACCCGTGGCCTCACTATGACATGGAGATGATCTAAATATGTGTTATCAATTATGGGAGGTCTCGCGGGCCTTCTCCATCCTTCTCAATACGATGACAGGCGGAGAGAGCCGAGAGACGCTATGCGGTCGGTGCTACCGGCTCAGTCACAACAACAAAACCGCCGCCGGATTGGTGGTATTCTTTAACGTATTATTTTTTTGGGAGGTTAACCACTGCCGCCGCTCTAGCGTTGCGGATTATTTGGTTAACTCGCAACACTGGACACGAAAAGAGGCTTTGAAAGCTACAAGGGAGGCGGTACAATGAGCAGTGCTTTTTATTATGTTACATTTACAGACGAGGAGGGAGCTTACGAGCTTATGTCGTCCGCGTTTTTTGAGGAGGCTAGACGTTACGCCATAGATTACAACATTGCCACGGGTCAGAAACCAGTGGTCTACTATTATTCAAACCTAGGGGTGGCAGACTTCGAGGTTTGGCCCCTAGATGAGAGGTATTTACGATGAAATTACGGTACTTAGAAGAGGCTCTGGACGCGCTAGAGGAGGCTTGCGGCCTTCTACATAGGGTAGATCAGACCATAGGGCTCAACGAGGAGCAGGAGCGCATATACGTCGCTCTGCGGTATGAATACGACAAGCTGTGCGACGAGACGAACAGGGAAGAAGAGCTGGAGAGTTTAGATTATGACATGCAATAGTGCCTGGAGAAAATTAATGGTTCAGCACCACGGCAAGGCCGCTGTTCGCCTTCTGCTGGAGGTGGAAACGCATCTGCGAGAGAGTAAAAATGACTATTTAATCGGAGAGTTGCCCATCATTGCTGAGCTAATCGAGACCATCGAAGAGGAGGCGGCCCACTGTGCTAAATCATGATTTTTACGACTGGAGCGAGGAGGTGATCGCTCCGCTTACACCCGCCAAAATAAAACAGTCGGAAGAAATTGCCCGATTGACGAAGGAGTTTTTGGCCTCTGGTGGTGAGATAGAGAAAGTTCTTTATGACCCGATTCCAGAGTTGGTGGACATGGCTGTTAATTCTTTAAAGCCGCATTACCCGACGATGGACGGACTAACGGCACCTAAGCCGACGGAGGGGTGATATGGTGCCCCTAAGAGGCTTTAAAAGCCCTCGTTTACGTCATCCATCTCATGAAGACAAAGGAAGTGTTTTAACGATCCCTTAGGGTCTCCATAAACAAGGTAAGGTCTTGTCAACCCCTTGTCAAGAGGGCTCTGGTCTGTTTTGCGGCACATTACCACAATTAGGAGGAAATTATGTTCGGTATTCAAGTAATGGTTGACAAAGAAGAGAAATCGAAAGAGACTAACGAAGAGCGCCGCTTTAGAGAATACATACGGGCGCTAAATACGCCGGTGATACTTCCGCCGGACGTCTACATTGACAAATATTCGCCCAACATCTCAGGCAAGGAGGTCGAATGAGTTTTGATAGGGAGGAATCCCACATAGTAAGGAGCAAGCTACCGTGCGAGGAGTGTGGGTCGAGTGACGCCGTTGCGGAGTACAGCGACAGCCACCGTTTCTGCTTCTCATGTAATCATTATTATCCTCCAGCGGAGGGACATAAAGTGTCAGAGAATCAAGTCCAGTTTAAACCCAATGACCTAGAGCTTGAGAGGCTCCAGCGTACTTGGGGTGATGCCAAGCCGTCATCTATCCCACAGCGCACCCTCTCAAGCGGAAACGTCGCGTATTATGGCATCGTGGTGAGCGCTACAGAGCACGCCTACCCTTATTTCCGAGACGGTGAAAACACGCCGTGTGCCTTCAAGGTTCGAAACGTGGCTACAAAATCGTTTCGCATCGTTGGTGAGCTGAAAGGTGCTGGCCTGTTTGGCGAACAGAAATACGGCAACCACCAGCGCAACCGCATCGTGATAACTGAGGGCGAGCTGGATGCCGTCGCGGCTAACCAAATGTTCGGTGGTAAGGTGCCGGTGGTGTCCCTTAAGGGCGGCGCGGCGGCGGCAGGTAAGGATCTTAAGGAATCTTTCCAGTTTCTGGATGGCTTCGAGGAGATCGTGCTGTGTTTTGACGCTGATGACGCAGGGAAGGCGGGGATCGACAAGGCCGCAGACGTGTTTGCTGGAAAGCTCCGCGTCATGCGCCTTGATCCCCGCACCGGCAAGGACGCATGCGACTACCTAAAGGCTGGCGAGTCTAAAGCGTTCACGGATCTCTATTGGTCTGCTTCCCAGTATACGCCTCAAGGTGTCCTGTCTAGCTCGGAGTTATGGGAGAAGCTGAACACACCACGGCCCGACGCTATCGGTTATTACCCTTGGGATCCGCTCAACGCCCTCACGTACGGTTTCCGCCCTACTGAGTTGGTGACCATCTGTGCCGGTTCCGGCCTAGGCAAGTCGAGTATCCTTCGGGAGATCGTCATGCACGTTAAGAAGACCACCAAGAGCCGCATAGGGTGTCTGTTCATGGAGGAGGCCGTCGAGCGTACCGCTGAGGGCTTCATGAGCGTCGATCTAAGCACGCCTGTGCATTTGCCTACCTCAGCCGTAAAACGTGGCACAGAGGAATACAAGGCCTCTTTCGATCGTGTGTTTGGTGACGACCAGTTAATGATTATGGACGCCAGTTTCGACACCGGCGCTACGGTCGATCAAGTGGTCAGCCGAGTTCGCTTTATGGCTAAAGCGCTAGACTGCAAGGTGATTATCCTCGACCACATCTCGATCCTTGTATCTGGTGGTCAGTATGGTGACGAGCGTAAGGCCCTAGACGAGATTATGACCAAGCTACGCACACTCACGCAGGATACGGGCATCGTCCTGTTTGCAGTGTCGCACCTCAAGCGCCCAGAAGGTAAGGGGCACGAGGACGGGGCGGCGACCTCTATCGCACAGCTCCGAGGATCTGCCTCAATTGCCCAGCTCTCAGACTTTGTTATTGGTCTGGAGCGGAACGGGCAGGCAGAGGATGAGACGGCTCGGAACACGACGCACATTCGAGTGTTAAAAAACCGATTCAGCGGCATAACAGGCCCCGCAGGGCACTTACTGTATAACGTGGACACGGGAAGGCTCACCGATTATGAGCCCATAGAAGCTGAAGAGGAGGCTCTATAAATGTATAACCCTTTTAAAAACCCAGACGACTTTGACGTATTCGTTGAAGCCACTTTAGCGGCGTGCATACTGTTTGGCATCTTTATAATCGGAGGTTTACTATGACGTATAGGCAGTTGGTGGAGTTACTGCAAAAACTACCTGAGGTTTACTTGGATCAAGAGGTTAAGTATCAGGCTTTTGAGGAAGCCTTCTGGGTCAACGCTGTGCGCATCTCTCACTTTTCTTACAGCCACTTGGTGGACGACCCCGAAGTTCCGGCAGAGGGCGCTCTTTTATTGACTTTCGATTAGGAGATACACTATGCACAGTAATTCACTTAAAGCGTACAACGACATCATCGACGGGATTGGTGGCAAACGCCGCGAGGTTCTAGACGTCATCATTCGCTTAGGACAAGCCACAAGGCAGGATATAGGGGAAGCCCTAGGGTGGCCCATCAACGCCGTCACAGGTCGCGTTACAGAGCTTCTAGAGCTAGGCGCTATCGACGAGGTGGGCACCGACCGATCTAGTGGTAGACCTCGTGCAATTCTTGGTCTATCCTATGAAGCGTCACAGTTGGATTTGCAGTTTTAATGGGCCGCGACCTCACAGGGGAGGGTGGTAAAGGCTCACGCCAGCGCCGCACTGACCCCAAGAAGTTCAACGATAACTGGGACAAGATATTCAAAAACAAGTCGAAAGACAAGAAGGAGGACAAGAGGTGAGTAAGATAGGCGCTTATGTACTCGAACGAGAAATAAGTAAGATCGAGGAGGATCTGAAACATGACAAAGTGCGTACTAGACATCGAAACGGATCTCGCGTGGACACAAATCTGGGTAGTGGGTATCTACGCGGACACCGGAGAAAGCGTAGCCGTCTACTCGGCGGAAGAGCTGAATGCCACGCTGACGAGGCTTGGTTGTCGTTCATTGATTCTGCACAACGGGGTGGGGTTTGACCTCCCTCGACTGCATGAAATCTGGGGATGGGAACCTAGAGGCTTGGAGATCATCGACACGCTTCTACTCGGACGTCTGTATGACCCAAGCATCGACGGAGGTCATTCCCTCAAGCAGTGGGCATTACGCGCAGGACAGCGGCTCAAGGAGGATTTTGACGCCGCAGATTTCGACAAAGGCCTCACGCAAGAGATGGTCGACTACTGCCTAGCAGACTGTCGAGCAACGTACGACATCTACGAGTACATCACCGGACTCTTAGATGCGGATGGCTTCTCAGACTACAGCCGCGAGCTGGAGCTTGCAGTAGCCAAGATAACGGCGGTGCAGGAACGCAACGGATTCGCCCTAGATTTTGAACGGGCGTGTCGGTTGTTCAACGATCACGATGCGAGGATGACAACCATTAGCGACGAGCTACAGGCCATCTTTCCGCCAATCGTTGAGGAGCGTTGGTCAGAAAAGACAGGCAAGCGACTAAAGGATAAGATAACAATGTTCAACGTCGGAAGCCGTCAGCAAGTAGCAGAGCGCTTAGCGGAGAAGGGGGCCAAATGGGGTGAGTTAACTCCTACTGGCAAGCCCGTCGTGAATGACAAGACGCTCGCCGCCAACGCTCACGTTCCTGAGGCCGCCAAGGTACTTGAGTACATGACATTGCAGAAGCGTGTCGGAATGCTCAAGAGCTGGATAGATGCTGTCAAGGATGACGGCAGAATCCACGGTAGGGTCAATACTTGCGGTGCTGTTACAGGCCGCATGACCCATTCATCGCCCAACATGGCGCAGATACCTAGCGAGTCGGACTACAGGGAATGCTTTACCGTCCCTGAGGGCCATAAGCTCGTGGGCATCGACGCGTCGGGCTTAGAGCTACGCATGTTAGCTCACTACATGAAGGATAGCGACTACACAGACCTTATCCTTCACGGCGACATTCACACCTACAACCAGAAGGCCGCAGGTCTGCCGTCACGCAACGACGCCAAGACATTCATTTATGCCTTTTTGTATGGTGCCGGTGACGCCAAAATCGGGAGTATTGTTGGTGGTGGTGCCGCTGAGGGTAATAAACTTAAGAGCAAGTTCCTTAAGGCCCTGCCAGCACTCAATGCTCTCATCCTAAAAGTCCAGCGCATATCCTCGACGGGTTCACTTCCGGGGCTGGACGGCAGACGGGTAAGGGTACGCTCTGAGCATGCCGCTCTTAACACTCTCCTACAATCTGCTGGGGCTTTGGTAATGAAACGTGCCTTGACCATCGCTGTAGACAAGCTAGCCGCTTATGGCTATCCCTACAAGCTGGTGGCTCAAGTGCACGATGAGTTCCAAGTAGAAGTGCCGGAAGAGTACGCTGAGCGCGTCGGCGTCATCTTCCGTAATGCTATTCGCCAAGCCGGTCGAGCTTTCGATATGAGATGCCCTCTGGATGGCGAGTATCAGATAGGTGATACGTGGGCAGAGACTCATTGACTCTAACAGCCAAACAACCTATTATGTTTGTGGGCACTAACAAAGCCCGACCAATCGGATAACTTTTAAGGATATAACTTATGTTGGATAACCAATCGGTAACAATCAAAGCAACTATAGCGTTCCCTAACCTAGAGCGTGAGGATAGCATGGCGGGTAAGTACACTGTACAGCTTGCTAACCTCTCTGACGCGGCGGTAGAGAAGCTGGAAGAGCTAGGCATCAAGGTTAGCTACAAGGACGGAGACAAGTACGAGCGCGGTAACTTCATTACTTGCAAGTCTAAGTTCCCCATCATTCCTAAGGATGTTGACGGCAACAGCTTCGAGGGGATGACAGAGCGCGTAGGGTACGGCACTATCGTTCGTGCGGCTCTCAAGCCTGTAGAGTGGAAGATGGGAGGACGTGCTGGTGTTTCTCCTCGTGTTCAGTTCATGGTCATAGATCGTTTGGTTGAGCCTGAGACAGGATCTAGCGGTGCCGACCTCGACGACGCACTCTAATGAAACGGCCTGACGTTTGGGGCATAGATGGAGACATCATTTGCTACAGTGTCGGGTTCGCCTCTGAGGATGACCCTGTATCGTTCGCCTTGCATTCTACGAAGGTGATGCTACAGGGCATCCTCGACGATTGCGGAGCTGAAAAAGGAATCATCTACTTGACCGGCTCCGACAACTACCGCAACGACTACGGGCTTCCAGAGTACCCCTACAAAGGAAATCGTAAGGACTCTCGGAAGCCTCGCCACATTAAGGCTATCAAGGAGTACATGATAGATCGAATGGACGCAGTAGTATCAGTTAACGAGGAGGCGGACGATCTATTAGGCATTGGCGCTACGCAGAATGGACACGGAATTGCTACTTTAGATAAGGACCTTAACGGTATTGCTGGGTGGCATTATAACTGGAAGAAGAAGGAGGTTTACATGGTGAGCCCTGAGAGTGCCGACACGTTCTTCTACAAGCAGATGCTGACAGGAGATGCTACGGACAACATCGCAGGCCTATATCGAATGGTGGGCGTTAAAGCCACCAAGAAGATACTGGAGCCGCTCGACGAGCTAGACACACCCGAAGAGATGTTCGCCTACGTGCGGGATCAGTACCTTACAGGGTACGACAAGGTAGGAATGTGTCCCGATCTACGAGAGGTAGTTGTGGATGGCTGGCTAAAGAACATAGGCAGATGCTTATGGATTAGACGAGAAGAAGGAGAGCTATGGGATGCCCCAACGAGTAGCTAGAACTAGGGCGGGCAACACGTGGACCGAAGCGCGGTACTGGTCATTCATACGGTCAGCCCTGCGCTCCGCCTTCATGAAATACCCCGTTAAACATCAAGCTAAAGGACAAGCAAAACAGATAACCGAAGAGGGAGTGCGGTACAAATGCTCCTCGTGTGGCGGCTTATTCAAAGATAGAGACGTACAAGTCGAACACACAGTGCCCTGCGGCTCTCTTAAGAGCTACGAGGACCTCCCGCGTTTTGTTGCTAATATGTTTTGCGAGGCAGACGGTCTAACTATAATGTGTAAGTCCTGCCACCAGCTAAAGACCAACGAAGAGCGCCAAGCGCGCAAGGAGACTCAATAATGTCACGCGTTCTCATCATTGGAGATACTCACTTGCCATACGAGCTGGAGGGTTATCTTGAGTTTTGTAAGTCAGTAAAGAAGCAGTACCGCTGTCATCGTGTGATCCACATTGGTGACTTCATCGACCACCACGCACTCAGCTTTCACGATTCTGAGCCGATGCTACAGGGTGTTACAGGAGAGTTTGAGTCGTCATACGAGAGGGCGTCTGAGTGGTACAAGGCTTTCCCCAAGGCTACCCTCATACAAGGCAACCACGACCGCATACCAGCGCGCCAGCTACGCAAGATAGGCATGGAGCCGTCGATCTTTATGAAGCCGCTGGCGGAGATCTATGGCCTCCCTAATAGCTGGGACGTGCAGGACAGCGTGGTCATCGACGACGTTCTCTACCACCACGGAGAGACCGCTGGAGGCGTTAACGGCTTCCGTAAGGACGCAGAGACGCGTATGCGTTGTACCGTCACGGGTCACAACCACTCCAACTTCGGTGTCAGCTACACAGCTACCGATCAGGAGTTAGTATGGGGTCTGGCTGTAGGCTGTGGTGTCAACCAGCGGCACATGGCTTTCGCCTACGGCAGGAACTTCGCCAAGAAGCCTGTAATTGGCTGTGGCGTAGTAATCGACGGCGTACCGCACGCTGTGCCTATGGACCTTGGCTCTAAAATACGACGTGTGGGAGAGTAATCATGCCAGCCATCGACGACTTAATGGAACAGCTAGCAAAGGATGTTGAGCCTGCTGACATCGTTGAGTTAGCGAACATCAAGACCGAGGATCTAGTGGAGCTTCTACGCTCTCACCTGATTGACAACGCTGAAGAGGTTCAGGAGTTTTTATCATGAGTGTAATTAAAGGTACGTTTGGGAAGGAGGAAGTAGAGAAGCCAACGGCGCAGGATTGCCTTGAGCAGTTCTTGGAGCAGATCACAAAGCCTGCTATGGAGGAGGGGCATGAGTCGGTTGACGCTGTTGTACTTCAGCTTGACGATTACGGCGTCTCTGTAGGTAGTAACTACGAAGATCCAGCACACATAATCATGCTTCTAGAGTTAGCCAAGCTATCTATGCTTGAGAAATTCTTAGGGGCTGAGTTTGCAACAGGAGGTACTGATGGGACAGTTCATTGATGATAATTATTATTATTTTAATGGAACGCAATTAGAGCTGGAGCCTAAGGGTGTGAACCCTAAACAGGCTTACGGGGACGCTAAAGTACCCCTCCACCTTGTACCTGCTCCAGCTATGGTGTCTATCGCTATGGGCTTGAAAGAAGGGGCGAAAAAGTACGGAGCTTACAACTGGAGGACGCTGACGGTAGAGGCTCAGACTTACCTAGGCGCGACACTGCGTCACCTTATGGCTTGGCAGGACGGCGAGGACATCGACCCCGACAGCGGTAATTCGCACCTGTCACACGCTATGGCCTCTATGGCTATCCTTGTGGACGCAATAGAAAGTGGTAACGTAGTAGACAACCGACCTCCTAAGGGTGCCGGTGCGTTCGCCTTAAATAAGTACAAGGAGGTTTAGACAAAAGGGGCCGCTAAGGCCCCTCTTCGTTATTGCTTGATAGTCTTCGCTATCTTCTCCCCTGATCTGCCGACCACGTACCCGCCAAGGCCGATCTGCAACAATAGCCACGCCTCTCCGCTTAGTGGATTCACTAGCCATCCGAAGCTGTCTACAATCACCAGAGCTGTCAGAGCCAGCATAACGATAGGCCGCCATGCGGCTACGATCCAATGCTCCGACTTAGCCTCAGAGTTCACGATGCTAGCCCGAGCCGCTAACGCCTTCTCCTCATATTCAAAGACGGTCTGCATGGCAATCGCCTGCACTTCTAACAGCCTCTCTTTATGCTCTAACCGCTCCTCGTCGCTGGTGTGCAAATCATCTATTAGCTGTGCGGCAGGTTTAAATACCCCGCCAATTAATTCAACTATTCCCACCTTCAGCCTCCAACCTGTCTACACGCTCGTCTATATCTCCTAGCTCACTGAAAACATAACTTCCGAAGGATATAGAGATCGCCACCATAAGTCCAATTCCCCAGCGTAGGAGACCGCGTAAGTCTACTAGAGTCTGTGTATTCACAGCGACCTCTTTTTCGACCCCTCTCAGCCTACCGTCTATTTTTTCCATATATGCTCTGTCCTGCTGGTTCATTAGCTTGCCTATCTTACTGTGAAAGAGCCCTAAGTACGAGCCGTTGATTTTCTTTAGCCTTCTTAGCTACCTGAGACGCTATCTTAGCGTCCATACCGCTGGCTACGAGACCGCTTATGTTGTTAGCTACGCCGAATTTGTTACCTACCATGCCCGACAGCGCCGCGCCTTGGATGTTCTGGCGTGCGCCGCGGAGAAAGCCACCTTTAGGCTGTGACTCAGCGACAGTACGACTCCAGTTAGTATTCAAGAAGTCACTGTAGCGAGCCAGACCGGCAACGTCTACAGAGAAAGGCTTAGCTCCTGCGTTCTTCATTGCTGTGTTAAGCCCTGTCAGCCCTTCCAGCATGTTGTTAACTTTAGCTGTGTCAGCGGAGGCAGACTTCAGAGCCGCACCTATGTTGTTAGCTACAGCACTATCATCCCAAGACATGCCCGCTGGGCGGTAAGAGTCGAAAGGACGTAGACCGTCTACTAGATCGGAATACTTAGCGTTAAGCTCACCGTACCCTTTAACGCCCTTAGCGGACTCGTTGAGGCCTGAACGTAGAGTTAGTAGCTTACGCTCCATGTTGCCTAACGTACCGCCTTGTTCTAGCTTCTTAGCATCTAGGAGGTCGTCCAACTGCTTCTTCATTTTGTGTACGTCAGCTAGGGTGGTCCGTCCGCGTGTGGTAGAAATATCAAAAGCGTCCGACATTAAGCTACGAGCGCCTGCTAGATTTTTTAAGTCAAGAGAACTACCACGGAAGTCCAGCTCTACCTTGCCTGTATTCATGTTAACTGTGGGCTTAATGCCCAGCTCCGCGAGCTGAGTGTAGAAACCATCAACTACTGGTCGAATGTCTACGAGAGTTTCACCTACAGGCCCTTTAACCATAGCATCCATCTCAGCACCTACGGCCTTACGGGCCTTGTTGGCTTCTGAGAGGGCCTTAGCGCCGTTAGCGCCGATGATCTGGTTAGGAGAAAGACCCTGTGGGTTCCCTTCTGCACGCCGGTTGAACGCCTCCGTCATGGCGGTCATTTGTTTCTTTGTTACCTTGTTGCTATTGGTCATAAGAGCCGCTTCTGACCCGTTGACTATCTTAGATTTAACCAACTCGCGTCCCATCTCATTAGGGACAGCTACGCCATCCTTGTCGAGCTTCCATTGAGCGCCTGTAGGGTCGGCTACACGAATCTCTGGATTCTCTAGTAGCTCTGTAGCGGCCTTAACTTCTTTAGACTGTCTGGCTAGCTTGGACGCACGTACTGTCCTGCCTGCTGTACCTAAGCCCGTAAGCTCTAGCGCTACATCGGGAGCCGCGTAAAAAGCCGTAGCTATTGTAGGGCTTCCTAGAACGTCGTATGCCGTGTCCCCGAGAAACTCACTAACTTCTGTAAAGGCCTCGCCTACAGGAGAAAGAACATCTGTGAAGCCCTCTAAGGCCTGCCGACCTTCTGCTGTCTTGGGCTGATATACCATAGATTCGAGCCCTTGGATAAAGTCAGAGCCTCTGTAAACATCTCCAGCGGCCTCAGCGCCTCCCGTTGCTGTGCCCTCGGCCTGCTGAGAGTATTGCTCGTAGACATCTCTATAGCCTGCTATGCTGGCAGGGATACCTACAGCGGCCCCTCCAGCTATAGAAGCACCTGCCTCTAAGCCCCCGAATGCTTCATCCGTTAGCCCTAAAAGATTTGCCACGCCCCCTAGAGGACCCATAGAACCTATGACCCCTCTCTTGAGTCCTTGGAGTAGGGCAGAAGACTCTTCAGGAGATTTTGGCTGTGCAGGGGCGGTCGCTTCAGAAGGAACGGTAGCGACCCCAGCGGCTTCTCGCTGTTGCTTCACCCGCGCACGTATAGTGTCAGCAGTGACAGGCCCTGATGCACCTGTAACCCCTGCTTCTGAGCGTTGCTTGCGGATCTGTGCTAGTATCTCTTCTCTATTCATTACAGTTCCTTAAATTGGAGCGCCTGTCGCGTAGTCGTAAACGATGTCTGTCTCTGGGTCTGCCCAAAAGACTACGCCGTTATCTGCTTTAAAGAAGTTAGGAGAGCCGCCCTCTGGACCAGTCTCAATATCTACGATACGCTCGTAAGTGCGTCGAATAGTTCGTAGGTTCTTTTTGAAGTCAGCCGATGTGGGATCAAGTGACGCAAGGTTAGCTTCCAACAGCCGCAATTCCTTCTCACTGACCTGTCCTAGAGCGCCACCTGTCTTAGAGTTGTCACGCATCTTTTGTAGGCGGTCGAACGCTACGTTAGCCTTGAGAGTGTCTACAGCGTTGTCAATAGACTTTTCTTCAGATCCAGGGACCCACCAAGCTACCGCTTGCGACCACTCGTTAACGTCTGTAGCAAGTAAGTCGTCGATAGCGCGCATGTTGCGGCTAGAGTCGGCTACTACCGCCGCGCTTACCGCCTCAGCTTCACGAGATACGTCCACACCTTTTAAGAGCTTAGCCGCTTCAACTACGCCGTCATTGACGAGAGAATTAGAGTAAGATTCCCATGATTCCGAGGTATAAGCGTCCTTGTTTTTATAGAGAATATCAGCCAGCTTGTCGGGGTCTACCCCTCCGTCTTTGCCCTTACCTTCCTCACCGCCGATCATAGTAGCAGTCTTGGTGTCAAACACTTTACCGCCGCCGATGTTGAGGTAGCGGCTAGAGTCGTCTTTCTTCTCAGGAGCTACGTCTTCTACGTAGTCTGAAAGATTAACCATAGCGCCTTGAGCGATCTCGTCCATCTGAGTAAGGAGCTTGTCGGCCTCTTCCTGCTTATTTGCCTTGACTAGGGCCTTGTGGCGTACACCCATAGCCGACAGCTTAGAACCGGCGAGCTTCTCAGCCTGTGTCTGCTTCTTAGCTCGCTCTGCGTCCTTGCGCTCTTTTGTCTCACGACCGAATCTTTCTTGAGCCAGCCCAGCAGAAATAGCCTCTGCCGGTGTCGCCGCCGCTTCACGCTGAGCCGATAGCAAACCTTCAGTGGTCATACCCGCCATCTTCTGCGCCTTCTCTTTATCCTGTCGAGTCTGTCTCATCTGACCGCCCATACCGCCGAGCATACCACCCGCTTGAGCCAATCTGTCTGAGTATGTGGGGTTCATCAGGCCCTGTGTTAACGATGCGTCTAAACGTGGCATGATTACTCCTTAGTCGAAGATTGATCCGAGGACGTCGCCGATGGCGCTAACCCAGCCGTCTTCGCCTGAGGCTGTAGCCATAGAGCCACCTAGCATAGAAGCGCCAAGGTTGCCTATGAGGTTAGCTTGTCCTTGAGCGGCACCAAGAGCTGTACCAAGACCGCTTGCAACGCTTTCACCGTAGAGGTTAGCGCCTTGAAGCTGACCCTGCTGAGCAAGTCCGCTGGTTGTGAGTGAAGGTTGGAAGGCCGCCAATGCTTGCGCTTGTGGCAAGTACGCCGCGCCCTGCATTGCTGTACCGAGGTTAGCCGCCTGAAGTTGATCTGCACGCGCCTGTTGCATAGCCTGTAGGGCCGCCGCGTTACGCGCTTCAGCTTGCGCTGTCTGGAAACCAAGCATATCGGGGCTAGTGCCGCCGTAGAGGCTAGAAGACGTGCCAAGACGTCCCTGTGCACGTAAGCGATTCTCAAGAGCCGCTCGCTCTCTCTCTGCCGCTGGGCTCTGCAAGGCCATCATGCGGTCGAATACTTGCTGTTCCACCTGAGCGCTTGGGGCCGCCGCTTGACCAAAGAGGCCAGACGCCGCGCCCATGAGCTGGTTGTATTGCGCCATCTCCTGCTCTGACAACTGTTGGTTAATACTACCAGCCTCATCTACACCGAAACCAGCACCAGTAGCTGTAGTTACGCTGTAAGGACGGAACGCTGTTTGCTCTAGTTGTTCTTGCCCCAGAGCAGTCATCTGCTCTTGAGCTGTGGTGCCAATGTCACCTAGTGTTTGGTAGGCATCTTGTGTCAATAGACCGCCGCCGATAGCACCGCCAGCGCCCATTAAGGCCTCAAGTAACGCATCATAATCCATTAGTAAGTGCCTCCGTCGAGCGTTCCTGTGACGCTACCCGAAATAGTTAAATCAGGGACCGTAACGGCACCTGTGAAAGTGGGAGACGCAAGGTCTGCCTTAGTTGAAGACGCTGTAGCTATAGCGTCAAATTCTAGCTGGAAGTCCGAACCCTTGATGACCTTCTGAGGATCACCAGAAGGCAGGGAGTCCTTCGCCGTGAAGTTTACCGAAGTAGTATAATCAGCCATTTGTGATTTTCCCCAATAGTGTCTGTAGGTTGAAACCTTGAATAGAAAGAGCTACGCCGTTAATCCTAGCTTCTAGCCCAATATTAATAATAGTGCCGCTACCGTTAGCCTTAGCGTTGAATGTATCTGTAGTCGCGCCCGTTGAAAACTCAGCGATGTTGAATTCCCCTTCGTTAAAGTAACCCACTGAAGCGCCCGAAGCGATGCTGAACGTCTTACTCTTAAACGACCCGTCAAACCCGTAGCCCCATCGTAGGGTTACGTTAGTGTTGCCGCCGCCGATAAAGATAGCTGAGATGTTCTTTAACAGCTTTAGCCGTGACGTATCACCAAAGCTCATTCGCGGTGATTGATAATAGAGATTATAGGCATTTCCTTTCTCTAAAAACCCTGAGTAAGTCCCTATGCCGTCCACACTACCTATGAAGACATTACCATCTATGTCAGTAAAGTACGAGTGATGCGACACCGTGGTCCACCTAGTTACTCGGTAAGCCCCCGTCTCTAGCGGCTGTCTAACGTCGAATGCGTAGACAAGCTGACGAAGGGGGAACGATAAGATGTAGAGACTGTCATCAGGTACGAACGTAGCTTTAATCTCTTCAGCGGCTAAAGATCCGATAGAAGTGTTTAGCTCATTACGTACGTTACGTGATAGAATGCCGATAGCTACCGACTTCTCTTGTACTGTACGCCCGAGAGATCGAAGACCCTCACGCGAAAGAAACAGGAGGTCAGTACCAATGCTTACTACGCTATCTCTAGCGATACACCCCACGTTATCAATGGTATCAACAAGGGTCATAGTAGACGGGTCCTCAGCTCCTTGATACATAAGGATAGAGGACTCACCAAAAATAATTAAGAAGTTGTTGTGGGCCGCTAGAGCTACCACCTTGTCAAAGCCACGAGGCCAGACAGTAGTTAGGTCAATAGAGCCGGAACTATGCCCCTGCCATGTCTCGCCTATAAGGGTGTCAGACCAGTAGACAGTATTTTGATTACCATTGACGTCAGCCGCCCAAATACGCCCAAAAGCCGCCAGAGCTTCGTTAGCTTCTGGAGCCACAGTGCCTGTCGTATGATAATCCTCTACGAGCTGTACTACGTTAGTAGTGTCGTCAAATACAAGAGGGGCATGGCCCCGCTGGAAAAAGAATAGCTTATTGTTAAAAGGTACTATTTTCCAGTGGTTAGACGTAATTGTGTAAGACGCGGGAGTGACATCTGTAAGGGTGGTGTCACCCTGTAGAATCTTGTTATTCCCCGTGCTGAAGAAGAAGTCCGTCCCTGCACGACTGGTAAACTTGTGGACAGCGTCGAGGACATCGGTTCCTAGCTCTGTCTTAGTAGTAGTCACCACGGTTTGGCCCTTCCGCGCACCCAGACGACCGTTCTCGTCCACCACGCAGTTATCCGCCACTAAGGCAAACGTAGGGTCCATGTCAATAGGGCTATCCTCTGTATTCACTCCACGGAAGGCGGGAGCTACTAGGGATAATTGCTGAATAGGTTGCGACATTGATTACACCGTAAAGTAAACGAGTTCATCTTCATGCCTAGCGGCTTCTACCGCAATCGCATCTCTTAAGTACTTATCTGCCATCTGGAAGTATTCAGCAGTAGATGTCCCTCCTGTCTCTCCACGCTCTCTAGCCAACATGGCGAGCGCTAGATGGATGATCGGCGACGAAGGGACTTTTAATACATCAGACTTTAATGTTAAATCAGGCTGAGGTACTACAGCGTACACGCTTATATCGTAAGAAGCATCTGGAGTAGTCCAAAAACGGAGCAGGGTATCTCCCGCAGAGTCTAAACCATTGTAAGCATAATACCTCGGAGTTCCGGTTTGGGAAGGGCTTTTAACGTCCTTGCTCCTTACCCATGACAGCGGCTTATGCTCTAAATAGTACGCTGAGGTTTCATCACATACGTTTATTATTTTAGCACGATTGCCCAGTCCGGTCAATGTGTAGGTGTGCGTACCTGCTGTCGTATTTACTGAATACTCAGTACGAAGGGCTTCCCACTGGTAGCTGTCCTCTACAATACGCTTTGCGTCATTAACAAAATCACCCACCATTTCTGAGTAATCTGTCTCACTAACAGCTACTACTGTGTCCTCACGCAATCGTCGGAGGATGCTGTTAATTACTTCCAAGTATGTCATGAGAGCATTCCTTTGTTGGGTCCAGAAAGGCTTCTGGAGATTAAATCATTAAGGTTCTTAATAGTGTTTGGCTGTTGTGGCTGACCGCCAAGGTAGGCACTGCGGAATTGTCCCGGACTATAGGCCTGCTGTTGTGAGTAAAAGTCTTTCCACTTAGGCTGAGCTAGCTTACGTTGGATCTCCTGCTGACCTGTTCCGAGACCGCCTAGTCCGCCAAGTAATCCAGCACCAATACCGCCCAGCCCAGCGCCCAGACCTTCAAGTCCAGCGCCTAGGCCTGCAAGCTCACCCTGTACCTGACCAAACTGATCGGCTACGCCTTCGAAGCCAGCACCCATAGCGGCTTCTACGTCACCGATACGTGTGTCTACGTCAGAGGATAGACCTTCAATACTTACGCCTACGTCTGCTAGGCCTTGCTCCAAACCGCCTTGGACGGTAGAGAGTTCCTGTAAGACACTGGCTTCAACACCTGTCATGCTTTCTAGCAAGCGGGCCTCTGTATCCGTGAGTGCTTCTGCTTGGCCTGCCGCTTGGTTAGCCAATGTCTCCTGCAATGAGTTGTACTGATCGAGGGACTGAGTAGCCAGAGCGTTAAGATCTCCGCCGACAGACTCAAGACCTTGATTGAATAGATTAGTGAGACGCTCTTCAGAGGAGGCTATGTCTTCGCCTACCTGCTCAAAACCACCAGCGGTCTCTTCTTGCAATGCCGCAATGTCTTCTGTAAGGCCAGCCTCTACATCACCAATGCTGGTGCCTAGTGTGGCTAGCTCTCCCTCTAGGGCTCCCTGCACTGTGCTTAGTTCTTGTAACGTAGCGGCATCGCCACCAGTGATCTCTGCAAGGAGAGCCGCTTGTGCGTCCGTCAGAGCTTCTGCTTGGCCTAGCTCGACAGCAGTAAGGGCATCCATGAGGTCCTGACGCTCTTGAGCCGCTGTCTCGAATCCCGTGCTCACATCTGTTGCTAAGCCCCCGATACGATCGCCTAACGCAGTCTGAACGTCTGTTAGGTCTACGCCAAGGTCTGAAAGTGCTTGATTGAACGACTCCGCGTTGTCACTCATCGCCTGTAGCGTAGCCGCATCACCGCCTGTGATAGACTCTAGGAGGCGTGCCTCAGCCGCTGTAAGGGCTTCGCCTTGTCCAGTGTTGTAAGCCTCTAGAGCTTCCATCAGATCTGTTTGAGTAGCCTCTAGACCTTGTGACAAGGCTTCGTTAAAGTCTACGCCCATGTCAGCGATGGCTTGCTCCAGACCGCCTTCTACTTGAGAAAGCTCTAGGAGGACATCCGCTTCGACACCACCGATAGACTCCAGCAGTCGGGCTTCCGCCTCAGACAGCTCTGTAGTCTGGTTAGTACCCATAGTAGCCAGCGTCTCTAGGAGATCTTGCTGTAGGGTAGCCATGTTGTCGTCGATGGCCTGCTGGGCTGTAGCCAGTGAGTCTGCTGTAGCAAAGCCTGAGTTTTCAAGCGCAGTGGCTAAATCTTCTGGGTTTACGTACCCAGCGGAGGCTATAGCACTAGCAACGTCCTCAGGGGTCGCATAACCGGCCTGTGAGACCGCATTAGCAATATCCTGTGGGGTAGCATACCCTGCCGCTGAAATCGCCTCAGCGACGTCCTGTGGCGTTGTAAGGCCTGCGTTGGCAATCGCTGTAGCTACGTCCTCTGGGGTAGAAAACCCTGCCGCATTGACAGCCGCCACTACGTCTTCTGGGGTTGAAAAGCCAGCACCGGAGATTGCCGAAGCCACATCCTCTGGGGTTGCATACCCTGCGTTAGCAACCGCAGTAGCTACGTTCTCTGGAGTAGCGAAACCGGAGTTAGCGACGATCTGCCCTACCTCTTCCGCTGTAACAGATTCAGGGAATTCAATAGAAGAGATAGCGCCCTCTAGGGCCTCACTCATCTGCTCTGCTGTGACAGACTCTGGGAATTGAATGTTGGCAATCGCTGTGTCAACTACATCGCTAACCTCTAGGGCTGTAAGGCCTTCTGGAAGGCTGGCGATGGATTCGTTAATGTCTCTCACTGCCGCGTCAATAGCGCTCTGGACACCTTCTGTAGTGGCTACACCTTCAAGAGATAAATCAATAGCTGTCTGTACGTCTTCTTGGCTAATGCCTTCTGGGAACTCAATCCCTGAGATAGCTGTATCTACGATAGAACTTACGTCTTCTGCGCTTAGCCCTTCGGGGAATTCAATCCCTGAGATAGCTGTATCAATAGCGGTCTGCACCTCCTCAGCCGTAGCGCCTGCTGGGATGTTAGCAATTTCTTCCTGAAGAGACTCCACAGCGGCAGTTATGTCTGCTTGTGTGGCAACCCCTTCCATAGCCGTGTCGATAGCCGTTTGAACATCCTCTGCTGATACGCCTTCGGGAAGTGTTATTCCTCCCACAGCTGTGTCTACAATGTTTTGCACTTCTTCAGCGCTTAGACCGGCTGGGATGTCAATAGCGGCGATAGCTGTGTCGATAGCTGTTTGGACTTCTTCTTGAGTAGCCCCTGCTGATATATTCGAAACAGCGTTTTGCACAGCCGCGTTTACAGCGTTAGTAATTTGCTCTGTAGTGACGCCAGCGCCTGTATCTGTAGACGTGCCTGTTTCGCCGCCTGTAGTTGTATCTACGGGATCTACAGGGGTAGGATCAGGCGTTACGGGATCTTGCTCAAACACGATGGGATCTGTAGGGTCGACGGTGATTGCATCCACTACCCAATCAGGGCTGGGGACCTCTGGGGCATTCTCTACGTTAGTCAAAAGGTCCTGAATCTCTTGGGATATGTCACTAGAATCGGTAGGAGCCAATAATGCTTCGTTAGGATCTGAAGACGGCGGGGGTATGAAGGTTTGACTAGGAGCAGTAAGGTTCAGTAAAGCATCTTGATCGAGACTGCTGTGCAAGCCTGTAGAGGACGTAGAGCCTGAGATTAAAACATACTGGCCGTTCACATTAGCAAGAACAAGACCACGCCCTACCAGAGCATCGCTGAGTCCTTGTAGGCTTTGCGTAGTTCCATCTGCGCCTACCGTATCGCCTACCAGAATTGCAAGCGCGTCTTCTGTGATAGGGTGAGCGGCTACAGAGCCACCACCGTTCACTAGTGCATTAGTATCGCTCCCGAACTGATCTAGTATCTGATCTCGCGTTGCATTCGATGCAATACCAATAGGTATGTCATTTTCGTCGTAGTACACGCCGTTGACTAGCTGTGTAGCACCTTCAGGTGGATTAGGACCTAAGCCGTAGTCTATTTCGTTGATAGGGCCGAGGTCAGTATCTGTGGTTGTATCCTGCGTAGGATCTACCACTACCTCTTCTACGTATGCTCCTGTGTCGTCCGGCACAAAGGATACACCAGTGTCTTGAAACATATTAGATAGCGTCTGAGAGGCCATCTGAGCCAGCTCCACGTCCATGCTGTTAAGCGCTTCTGCAAGGGCACCTTCGCCGAACTGCTGTTCAAGGACGCCCATCATCGCGTTCTGCTGATCCGCTGTCTGGCTAGCTATGCGAGCCTCCCATGCGGCCTGCTCTTCAGCACTAATACCCATCTGACCTTGGATGAAGTCGATAAACTCACCAGCGGCAGAGAACACACCAGCCTGTAGCGTCTGCTGTAGGTCTACTTCGCCAGTCATGACACCTTGGCGTAGGACATCCATGCCCATAGTACGCAACACATTGTCCACCTCTTCAATGCCTGTAGAGATGCTGGAGAGGTCTATACCTTCTGGCAGTAAACCGGTAACCGCATCTGATAGAGCGCCAGTAAGCCCTGCCGTAGCGGCAGACTGTAGGAGCTGTGCGGGGTCGATAGAGCCGGTAGAGACGGCTTGAGTGATGGCGCTAGAGAGCGTAGAAGAAGTGACCGTACCTAGGCCAGCGGCAGAAAGAGCCCCTGCCGACATAGCTCCAAGGGCAACCATCATACCCATCTTCACAAAGTCGGTAAAACCTGCATGGTCTTCATCTTGTACCTTAACGTATGCTGAGCCGTTCCATTGGAATTTATCGCCGGAGCCGCTGTATGTCGTAGCGTGTACGCCGTACTTCTGTAGGAGAGCTTGGTTAGCGTCAGAGTTAATCCAGTTTTCGTAAGCACCTACTTGGGCCCCACGCTGTTGGCCTAATAAGTTCTCGTAGTTCTGGTTAGGATCGCTGGGGTCGATAGTGAGGTCGGCATCGCCTTCAAGGATCATTTCTTGATCTTGGTTAAAGCCTGCGTCTGCATTAGCCCAATCGCCAACAGTCAGACCGCCCGACTGCAACAACTGCTCACGCTCAGTCATATAAGCAAGGTAGTTATCGAAAGTGCCGAACACCTCTGGGAGTCGGTTAGTCTGCTCTGGATCGCTGAAGTACGCTTCTAGCTCAGCGGCTGTGACCTGTCTAGGTTCCGCCTGCTGGCCGTATAGATAATCCTGTACCGCACCTCCTCTTTCACTTCCTTCAATGAACGTAAAGGTTTGAGAAGTAGGGGTGGTAGTAGAGTCGTCAGGGACTAAGGGAGCTTGCTTTATAGGCTCTTTAGTTGTAGTGCCTTTGGTCCCGCCCGAGTCTCCAGTAAGCATGCCAGTAGCGTCCCCTACAGGCTCACTTGTTATACGTAAACCTGCCTCAACTGCGTCGGGATTTCTACGTATAAAATCAGTGGCTTCGCCGATGGTTTCAAACTGTTGGGTGCCTACGTAGTACATGCAATCTCCAAAGAAAGGGAAAAGGATCTAAAGCTATTATACTATAGATCCTTTATAGGTGCTATTGATGTTTAAGGATAATCCGAGCGTTATTACCGACGACGTACACGTAGAGTGCTGTGATGGCGGCAAGGGCCCATAGAGGGAGAGGGTAAAAAATCAAGATGGCAATAAAAGGTGCCTTAATGGCGAATAGACCGCTGAGGACACCGAGCTTATCCATAGCCTTCTTGACTATAGGGTTACTTTCCACGGCTCCACGAATGTTACGTAGAGCATACTGCGTGGTCCAAATGTCCCCGAGCTGTAAGGCTACGAGGACGTAAATGAAAAAGGATTCCACTACCAAGGCATTCCGTCGCCAGTAGTAGGATTCTTCTGCGCTTCGATGTTAGCCGTCAGTGCCGCTTCAGTAGCGTCTTGGTCTACCTCTGCGTGTACCCATGCCAGCACGTCAGCCTCTGTCAGACTGTCGTAAGCAACAAAGCCGTCAGCGTCAGCGTCGGGTGTAAAGCCTACAGTGCCGTAGCTAGAAGCTGTGTGGGTAACAGCGTCATCTCCAGTACCAACAGTTTCAGATTCAGT